TAGAAAGATGATTTTGGTCATCACATGTTACGCATTGCAGAAGCATCTGGCATTATCAAAACAACTAAAAAAGCTAGACGTAGAGGTCGAGGTTGGACTCATGCATTACATGTAGAGTTTAATCCTGCTATTCTAATGTTTTTAAGTGAACGTCATAAGTTAATGGAAAGCTCTATGCTTGTGTATCGACCTATGATTACACCGCCTGTTGATCATAAATTAAATGCTTCAGGTGGATACATACACCACTGGATTAGAAAAGATGTAGTACATCGTTATGTATCAGAATATGTAGAAGATAAAACTATACAACAAAAACATTCAGAACCATCTCAGTTTGTACTAGATGGATTGAATGCCATGCAACGGACTGAATGGTCAGTAAACTCAAAGGTCCTTGCAGTAATGGAAGATCTATTTAAATCTAATTCAAGACTTGCTAATCTTCCTGCTTATGAGTTTGATCAGTTTCTTTTTAGCATACCTTATCCTGAAGATGGAACTAAAGAAGAACAAGCTAAATGGTGCCAGAATAGAGAAGAGTCTTATGGAGAATGGTTTAAACAAGAGCAGGCTAGAGCCCGTATGTTGGTTCGTCTAGCTCTTGCTAAACGTTTACAAAAGCATGGATTCTTTTATCATGTGATGACACTTGATTTCCGGGGCAGGTGTTATACTACATGTGAATTATTATCTAATCAAAGCTCAGACTATGATCGTGCTTTGATCCAGTTTGCAGAACCTGTTAAACAAACATCTCGTGGTCTGTATTGGCTGAAGGTACATGTTGCCAACTTATTTGATCAAGATAAATTATCTTTTGATGAAAGGGTAGTGTGGGTAGATGATAATGTAAAAATGTTAGAAAAAATTTATAATGATCCGTATTCTAATTTAGAGTGGGTGTCTGATAAAAAGAAAAAGAATCCTTCATTCCAAAGACTGGCAGCTATTTTTGAACTGTTTCGTACTGATGGTATGACTCAACTGCCTATCCAAATGGATGGTGCTTGTAACGGATCACAGCACTGGTCAGCTATCATGGGGGATGCAACTATTGCTGGGCTAACAAATGTATTACCTGATACAAAACCAAATGATTTATATCAATACGTTGCAGATAAAACAACAGATTATTGTAGGAGAGAAGAGGGTAACGGATGGTGTCCTGAGTTTTTATCTGCGTGGCCTGATGGTATTCATCGCAATGTAACAAAGCGACCCACCATGTGTGATGCATATGGTTTAACTTTCTATGGCATACAAAAATATATTAAATTAGAAGGTCATGTTGACTGGGTGCCAAAAGAAAAACAAAGTGGAGCTATTGTAGAATTAGCTCGTGCTATTCAAAGTGGACTGGGAGAGGCATTACATCTTCCTAATATTGGTAAAGAGTGGCTCAAGGAATGTGCAGAAATAGTAGCCAATGCAGGCTATCATCTTGAATATACTGTGCCTTCTGGTTTTAAAGTTGTACATGCCTACTATGAAATTAAAAAGAGGCGTTCATTAGCGTCACTCTTTAACCATAAAGAACTTATATTCTGGAATGTCTCTAAAGATGTGCATAAAGATAAGGCGATGCTTGGTATTCCGCCAAACTATATTCATTCTCTTGACGCATCTCATATGTTCTGTACTGTAAAACGTATGGTAGAAGCAGGCATTATTAGATTTAGTATGATACATGATTCATACGGTTGCCCTGCACCCTATGTAGATATCATGAATAATTTAATTAGAGAAGAATTTTTAAAGATGCACAAGGAGAATCAACTTGAAACATTTAAACGATGTGTCGAAGCGACCACAGGGGTCACGTTACCTGATGTCCCAGACAGAGGATCCATGGAACTTGGAAGAGTCTTGGACTCCCAGTACTTTTTTTCATGAGATTGTGGAGGTCTGGTGGTATGATGCTGAAACTTGCGGCGGTCCCGGTTGGGTGGATAAAGATACTGCTACTGATTATATTTTCAGTGACTTACCTGTTATTAAATCTGTTGGTTTCCTCTGTGCTATCACTGATACTCATTATTCTATTACCGACAATGTGGGGAATGACCAAGTTGGAGGAATTACTAAGATACCAAAAGGTATGATTAAGGAGTTATATTATTTAGAAAGGACCTAATATGACACATATTGTTATTGATTCTGAAGGGGATATGGAATCTGGATTGGAAACAGCAACTAAACTTGCAAAGATTGAAGGTAGTAATCTAACTTTGGAGTTTCCATCTGAGGGGTTAGCAAAAGTTTTTATGGAGAACATGTTTGTTTCTTTTGTTGAAGCAAACATTCCTAAAGATACTAATATGAATTTAAATGTTATGTTTCCAATGGAGGAAAATGAAAATGAATAAGGCTTTGAATTCTGTAGCTAACAAGCCAGCTACAAAGTTTTGGCGTAAGGGAGAATGGTTTGACATTCTTGAAGCCAAGCATTATAATAAAGAAGAGTTGAACGCTCTTCAGCAATTACATCTGGAAGGGTTGGTTGATCTGTATGCCACTCGGACAGCTGAAGCTTGTCGATACAAGCACATTGCTGATGAGAATGGTCAATTCATTTCAGCTGAGTATATTGAAGGCTCAGAACGTATGGTCGAAATGCCATCCTATGCAGATCAATGGAAGGATGATTTCAAACGGAGACTAAGAAATGGCAAGAGTACTCGTAATCGGTGATACCCACTGTCCAGCCATGGACCTTGGGTATCCAAACTTTTTAGAAGAAATGGCTCAGCAATGGGAGACAGACACCGTAGTACATATTGGTGATGTTGTTGACTGGGCTAGCATTTCTTATCACGAGAAGATGCCGGGGTTTGATAGCCCAGCCTTGGAATACCAGAAAGCTCTGGATCAAGTGCAAATGTTGTACAAGTTATTTCCTAAGGCTATTATCATGACAGGCAATCATGATGACCTACCCCGGAGACAAATGACTACTGTTGGCTTACCAGAAGAATGTTTAGTTGACTACAACTATCTTTGGCAGACTCCGGGTTGGGAATGGAGGCCAAGATATGCTACTTACAATCTGGATGATGTTATATATCGCCATGGTGATAGCGGTCGTGGTGGCAAGTACGCTGCGTTAAATAATGCAATGGATAATTTTAATTCGTATGTTCAAGGACACACTCACTCTTTGGCTGGTGTAAACTATTACAGAAACGAAGGTGGTAGAGTGTTCGGTATGAATGTTGGTTGCGGTGTTGACCATGATCAACTTGCTATGTATTATGCTAGACGATATAATGCCAAACCTATTCTTGGTTGTGGTATTGTATTAGATGGTAAGTATGCATACTGGGAACCATACAATGGCATTGCGTGATAATCTAAGAGAAAAATGGTTTAAAAATAATAGCCGCAGTTATAGAGATCGTGATGTTAAGTTTGGCCGCCAAAATAAAACCAAATGGCAACCAACTAATATGAATGACAATGGTAAAGGTTCAGCTCCACGAAATAAAAATGTATCTTCTGAAGAAGAAGACTTGCGTTGGAAGCTTGCTTTTGGTAAAATATCTGAACAAGAATTCAACGAAGCCATGGAGAAACTAAATGGCGAAGAAAACAATTGATGATAGTGTTGTTGCCCGTATGAAGAAGGCGGGAAGAACTCGTCGGCAACACAAAAACAAGTATGGTCAGCGTAAGGCTGGCAGAAAGAATTGAGGTAACTATGGATAAAATCCAACCATTCAATACTCAAACATTGGACGTAAAATGGTCGCATCTGCATCGTGCCGACGATAAGTTTGGTGCTCCCGGGCATCATAACATTACTGTTGTTGTTGACGATCAGCTGAATGAACAGCTTCAAAAGATCGCCAAAGATGCTGGTGTAGAAAAGGTTAATGGTTTGACTGAGAAAGAAGGTCAACGATTAATCAAGGTTAAGTCAACTCTGTATACCAACCCACCGGAAGGTATGGAGAAGAAGGTTGCATTCCCTTGTGTCGACTCTGACACTAAGACCACAACTGAAGTGCCTATGGGCGGTGACAAGGTTCGGCTTCGGCTCAAGCCATTCGTCATCTCTCGTAACAATACTATGTCTTTCTTCTTGAATGGTGTTCAAATCATTGAGAAGAACTCTGCTGCATCTGCCGGTAGCTCAGGTTTTGAAGCTACTGATGGATTCAAGCAACCAGAGACTGAGACAGTACCGTCTAACGACGATAATGATGTCCCCTTCTAATGGAATGGTCTTTTCCCATTAGTCCTGTTGCGGCTAGTAGACCCCGTGTGTCAAAGCACGGGGCCTACTTTGCCGGTCCTTACAAGGAGTTTAGAAAAAACGCAGGACCCTTGGTTCTAGATACACTAGGACCAGATTGGGAACCATTGACCGGACCTTTGAAGGTAGATTTAGAATTGTATGTAGCAAAGCCTAAGACAACCAAGTTACTTGGACCTAAGGCTGATATTGATAATTTTGTAAAGGCTATCTTTGATGCTATGAATGGCAAGCTGTGGGTAGATGACTCACAAGTGATAGAACTTTATGCTGTAAAACAATGGTCAAACCTAGATAATGGTGAAGGATACTTTACCCTAGGTGTAGGAGAATATAATAATGAGTGAATGTAAAGAAAATAAGTGTACTGGATTAGACTGTGTGAATCAAGCTTCTGCTATTATGTGTCAGTTTGATACTGTTGATAATGATCTTTATATTAACAAGATTGCTAATGGTTATCTTGTAAAGATTGATGGACAAGATCACAATGGCAATTGGATTGGTCGGCAGTTTGCTTTGTCAACGATTGCATGTGTTGAACAAATCTTTGTCGCATGGGCAGAGCACAAGCGGGACAACTAACCGCAGGCTCCATAGCCCAACGGCAGAGGCAGTGGACTTAAAATCCATCCAGTCCGGGTTCGAATCCCGGTGGAGCTATTGCTCTTATAGCTCAATTGGATAGAGCAACTGACTTCTAATCAGTAGGTTGCAAGTTCGAGTCTTGCTAAGAGCGTATTAAAAAGGAATAGTTATGAGTGTATGTACTCATCACGAGCCCTGCCCTGCTTGTCGGGAGCAGGGTCGTGATATTAAAGGAGACAACCTTGCGGTCTATGATGATGGACACAAGTATTGTTTCGCTTGTGGATATTGGGAAGGATCTAAAGAAGGATACAAACCTATGGAAGAAATTGAACGTGTTAACGATGATTGGAAACCATACAACGGTTCCTGTAAACCATTGAGTCATCGTGGTATTAGCGAAGATATAGTTCGCAAGTTTGAATACCAACAAACAAATATAAATGGAAAAGATATTGAGATTGCAAACTTTTACAAAGATGGTGAGCTTGTAGCACAAAAGCTGCGTGGTCCTGACAAACAGTTCAAATGGGTTGGTCGGGCAAGTAAAGCACCTCTTTGGGGACAGTGGCTGTGGAAGTCTCAGGGTGGCACAAGGCTTGTCATTACTGAGGGTGAAGTCGATGCTATGACTGCGTGCCAAGCTATGGGTGGCACTTGGCCTGTTGTCTCTCTCCCATCTGGTGCTCAAGGTGCCTTGAAGTCTGTTAAAGATAACTGGGAGTTTGTTACTTCGTATGATGAAGTTGTCTTGATGTTTGATCAAGATGAAGCTGGTCGTGCCGCAGCCAAGAAGGTTGCCGAAGCTTTGCCTCCGGGTAAATGCAAGATGGCTACGCTGCCATACAAAGATGCCAATGAGTGTCTTAAGAATGGTCAAGCAAAGGCAATCATGAATGCTGTGTGGGAAGCACAAGTCTTCTCTCCAGATGAGATCTTGCATGTCTCTGGTATTGATTTGAATGAAGAGAAAGAAGTAAATGTTTATTCATACCCTTGGTCTAAGATGAACTCATTCTTGATTGGTCAACGGTCTGGTGAGATTACTCTTTGGTCTTCAGGTACTGGCTCTGGTAAGTCTACTATCATTCGTGAAATTATTTGGGATCATCTGAAGCGTGGACGTAAGTGTGGTGCCATTATGTTGGAAGAATCTCCAAAGGAAACAATTGAAGATATTATTTCTCTTATCATTAATAAGCCTGTTCGTTCGATCCGAGCGGAAAGATTGATGAATCAACTTCGTATTGAAGAGGGACAAGATGTTCCTCACACTTCAGAGCTTGACACATTCCAAGATGCAGAGTATCATGATGCATTGGAAAAACTTAAGCGTACTGGTTTCTATATCTATGATCACCTTGGCAACAACGGTATCCAGAATCTTGTACAACGTCTTGAGTTTATGGCTGTGTCGTTGGGTGTTGAGGTTGTTGTCCTTGACCACATCACGGCAGCAGCAACTGGTATGCTTGGTTCTATGAATGATAATGAGCGTTTGCTTATTGACAATCTTATGAAAGAACTAAGATCACTGGTATCTCGTACTGGCGTTCATATTCACATTGTCTCACAACTTGTGAAGAACGGTAAGGCATTTGAAGAAGGTGAGCGTATTACCATGCAAGACTTGCGTGGCTCTGGTTCATTGTCTTCTGTTCCTAACACGGTCATTGCACTTGAACGTAACCGTCAAGACCCTGATCCTATTGTATCTAACACTACCACTGTGCGTGTTCTGAAGAACCGATTGACTGGCAAATGCGGCGTAGCTGCGGCATTGTACTATGACCGCAATATCGGACGATTGGAGGAAGTCGAGTATCGGGAATCCGATGCAGGCAATGTAAGTTTCTAATGAAAGGAGAGTCTTATGAACCGACTCGTATTTGACATTGAAGCCAACGGCTTAAACGAAATTAATTTAAATTCAAAAGGGCAAGTGATACCTGAGGTAACTCAGGTGCACTGCCTTGTTATTAAGGATATTGATAAAAATGAAATTACACATTATACAGGTATGGATATTGGATACGGTGTTTCTCGTTTGCGCGATGCCGATTGTATTATTGGCCACAATATTTCGATTTATGACGTACCTGTGCTCGAACGTTTCTACGGCCCTATTCAAACTAAGCAACAAGATACTCTCATTATCTCCAGAATGATGTACCCTGAGCGAGCTGATCATCCTTTGGGTGGTAACTCGCTTGAGTGTTGGGGTAAGTCTCTTGGCTGTCTTAAACAAGACTATCAAGGTGGATGGGAAGAATACTCAGATGAGATGCTGAAGTATTGTATTCAAGATGTAGAAGTTTCTCACAAGATCTGGGAAGCACAACAGGAGTTTATTAATGACAATCCCAAATCCATTTGGTTGGAGCACGAAGTTACAAGAATTATTAGTAATCAAATTGTTAATGGTTTTTGCTTTAATCTTAACGCTGCATACGATCTGGAAGAAGAGTTGCAATATAATAAAATCTCTATTGAAGATGAGATGAGGCAATCATTCCCACCTTTGGTTGAAGAACGTTGGTCTGA